GGAATGTTTTTGGAGTTAATCCCACGTTTGTTAGCCTTTGACCAGCCATTCTTATTGCTGTTCTTTGGTTTTCTTCCAGGGTTCGTATTGCCTGTCTTGCCCTGTCTACCATTTTGTCGTAGGCTATTTGTGCTTGGCGTTGGTTTTCCGTCATCTTCATGAGTGGTTTGGTCCGTTACTAATTCACCTGCAACAACGGATAATTGTTTATGTAAATATTCGTTGTCAAGAATAACAGGGAATAGTTCAAGACCAGTTGCCGATCTCACTTTAGTAACCATATCATCAAGCTGTGAGATGTCAATTTGCATTACGTTTGACATACATTCCTTAATCAATTTCACATCCCTTTGTGGCCATGCATTACTAGCTTTATATTTTTCTTCATTGGTGCTGCCCTTCATCTTACTAAGTCCAGTTATTTTAATAACAGTCTGTGCCCAATCCCCAATAATAGGGGTAAGACGATCAGTAGAAATATAGCCCAAAGCTTTATTAGCTGCGGCTTGCTCTAAGGTAACACCTTTATTTGCACTAGCATGCAATTTTACAATTGTACGTATAGGATCCGCAAACGAATCATCAGTTAATTCTGGATTCGGAAATATACGACCGAGGAACATAACAGGTTCACCACGTTGCTTTACTTTTGATTTATAAATCATTCCCAACGTTTTGGTAACCTCTTTCAGGAATGTGTCAAAATCTCCACCATAGTTTGCATTGACACCATCATCACCAAAAAGGGCTCCAAGCATTTCCATTGCTTCTTCATGCGAGTATCCCATATTTCTTAATGCACAATACACATTAAATGCATTACACAATGTCCCTGTTTGAGTTGTTATTGGACTACCACTTCTAGTGCTATACCCAGGTGAATACTTATGTCCATTACTGGTATAGGCAACTAATTTGTATACTTGTCGATGCAATTCTTTGAAGTGTCCCCTATGTTCAGGAGCCAAGTATAACATGTAACACGGTAACAAAAGATTTTCAACATAATCTTTACTTTGTGTTCCATCCATACAAGTATAATCACCTTCTTCAAATGACTGAGCTTTTGCAATGACTTGCGACAAGCGTTTAACTATTTGACGTGGTGTCTTCCCAGGACAATACCAATCATGGGTCTTCAACACTTCTGCAAATTGCATTGTGTATTGAGACATCTGTATTGTCAATTCAGGAGACATTGTGGAAATGTTTCTTGGTGGCTTTGTTGACCCGTAGGTTTCCGTCTTTATGAATGCTTTTATTTTATTTCTAACATCAGCGCTCATGGTAGGTGCGGTTAATTTAAACCTACCACGCTGCGCTGGCTTGTCTTGACGTTCTCCTACTTCAACCGCAGTTATTGGCACACCTGTAGACCTATATTTGGGGGGTACAACGGCTTTTACAAATTCTCTAGCATATTCTTTATACTTTGTAGGCCAACTTATTTCATTTTTAACTTTGTTTATTCTACCTTCAATACATGATATGTCAGCATTTAATCCTTTATCAGAAAACAATGCAGGTGAAGAAACCAAAGGTGATGTAACTGAAACACCTGGT